GTTGCCCATAATCTGTAGTCAGCATAAGCACCACCTTGAGGGATCTGTTGAAACCTGTCAATGATTCTTTGACGGTAAGCTTCAGTGCTTTCTTCGTCAATACCTTGCACTAGAATGGAATCAACCACAGCTAAGCGTTGAACGTTAGGAGTAGGATTAGCAAAACCCATAGTTCCAAGTGGTTGAATATTTCCGATCTCACCAGAACCATCACCACCACCTTGATCAGCCACAGCTCTAACTGTGCCTTGGATGATAGCTCCAGCAGATACTGATGTTAGATCTAAGTCACCTAAAGTCACATAGGTTACACCATTTGTAGTACCGATAAACTGGGTCCCACTTGGTAGAGTGCCTACGTTATTTGTGACTGTGATATCAATTAAAAGGTCAGCTTGCGTTGCTGGTATAGGTAAACCGATTCCAATTAGTTCACCCCATAGTTGAAGTGGAATAATCTTCTTACCAAAAACAGTGGTCTCTTCGTTTGAAGCAAACTGAACAAACATCTGTAGGAAAATAAAACCACAATACTTCCACAGAACTATATAGATAGCAGCTAACACCGTGGATAAGACCCTAAGAAAAGACTTAGGCATCAAGGGAATGGATTGGTTTAAGGATGTTTCAAGACCACTGATAATGTTATCAGCTATCTCTTTTGTTGTGGGTGTTGTTAAACTCATATCAGTCGCAAATTCTAGTTCCCCAATCGTTTAATGTTGCATCTATTGTTTCGCCAGTTAGGCCACTACGTACAGCCACAGTTGTACCGAAAAACTCTTGATCTTTTATACTTACATCAGTTGACAGTAGGCCGCCGTAATCGTTAACAGCATTGTAAGCCTGCCACACTATGTAGTCATTTGGCATATCGTTCATTAGGTTTTTACTGAAGAGAATGCTTCCAGACCATCCGGTTTTATTGGCGTTTAATTCACCATATAGAGTTATAGCTGTTGGATTAGCCCTGTTTAGGTCAGTCAAAGCCTGACCGTTTCCGTTAAAGACATTACCTTCAACTATGGCGGTCCCAGTAAATTTATCACCAGCAAATGAAATCATGCTGTAACTTGAGCTAGTTAACTGAGTAGTCCTTAATCCTATTAAGTTGAATGTATTATTCGATATCTCTAAGTCTTCTCCTGTAAAATCAGAACCCCCATCGCCTAGATATGCAAAATATTGAATATTTATACAATCAAAGTTCACTTGAAATATTAACGACTCCATATCGTAATTAAAAGTATTTCTATTTATTAAAACACCTTTTGGGCCACCATTACATCTATCGTCTATATTATATTGACCGTTTATAACTATTGTTTCAGACACCCTATTATTAAAAGTATTATCCTGAATGAAAATGTTTTCTGATTGAAAGAGACCATTACATTCCAGTTCAAATATAGGTGAGACCGTATTATTATCTTCTTTATCAAAATAATTATTAACTACATAAACATCAATGAATGACCTTTGTAAAAAGATTCCATAACCTCTGGTCTTCACATAATTACCACCAATATAAACCCCTGTAGTTTTATCACCTACGCCTAATAAATTATGATTAGTAAAGAAAGCACTAGTATCAACTGATTGATCTATCCTATTATTCCAAGCTACTCTATTAGCTAGATTTCCATCATCAAATAAAATTATAACATCACCAGAATTAGTTTGCGTTGCTGAGTGCATGTAGTTCTCTTCAAATAACAAACCCCCACTAAGACTAAATGAAGAATTAAAAGCATTTACACTAGCCTCATGAACATTTCTGTACATAATAATATCACCTGCATTACTCTTAGCAGCAACAGCGAGAAATGTTTCGCTAGTGTCGCCTTTAAAAGTAACTCCAGCTATTTGAAAATCTATACCTGTAGGTCTTATGTGAAAATCCTCGAGTATAGCCTCGGCTACTCTACTACCAAAATCAGTTACAGGATTAACCCCCACATTAGGGCCTCTTATAGTAAAGTTCGTTAGCGTCAAAATTAGAGTACCTTCTGTAGGATAAGTCCCACCTTCGAGTTCCATTATCCCATTATTAACAGATTTTATAATTGCATTCCCTATAGTCTGAACGGCTTGACCGCTAGAGGCTCCCGTGTTGCTGTCACTACCAGTGGTAGGATTAACATAAGTAATTGCCCCACCACCACCAGCATTGTCATAAGCCATTCCCCAAGGTCTAGCTGCATCTAAAGCTGCATAGTGGTCAATATTAGCGTCCACATATGGATCGGGTGTAGTGTAAATCTGTGGCTCTACATCAGCAAGACCAAAGTAATTAGTATTTAAAACTGGAGGATTACCAACTGTGGGTACGCACTCTAGCTCGATAGGACAGAGCTCACCCAATAGGTTAGCAGCTATGTCACGTTCCCAGTTAGCAAAGTATATAAGGTTCTGAGTTTCACCCACATAGTCAGGATTAATCTCTATCTTGAGAGTGTTCCTACCTTGTACGCTTAATGTTATATCGATTGAACTAACCGTACCCTCGTCAAGTAAAAACTTTAAATCATCCATCAATGCATCTTTAGCTCTGAGTAGATTCTTTGACGTTAAAGGTAAGGATTGAATTAAATTTTGGAAACGACTGATCTGTTTTCTGGCTGGAATACTCTCATCAAGATTTCCCCACCATGTAAATTCACCATCTTGGTCACCTCGATCTGCAACATTCCCGCCATAAATAGCAAGGAAGGATGAGGTTTCAAGGGATCCTCGCATTTCGACTATACCTTCATTGATGCAAATATCCCCTCCATTGTTAGTTTGGAAGAGAAAAACATCTCCTTGCTGTGGATCTATAGCCATGTGGGTATCTTAGTCAAAAGTTCCGAATTTCAATTTTAAGGAGTAGGTACAGATGTGAAGGCTGCACTAGGTGCATTGTTTGTGCCAGTAAGTGCGCCAGTGTGATTATGACTCTTACCACTAATAGTATCAGCTATAACATCAACTGATCCAGTTATAGTAGTACCGTCAATTGTTCCAGGTGATGTTATGTTACCACTGGTGTCAATTATCACGCCATTTAAATCAATGTTACCACTAGCTAAAAGTTTGATTGACCCAGAGCTATTTGAAATCTCACCACTACCATCAGCTCTTATAACTGATGTTATGTTATCGTTAGCAGTAACAACTTCACCATCATCTTTACAATAGACTTCAGCCACAGGTGTACCGTTGGCGTCTCTAGAGTACATCCTAGTCTCGCCATCTTCAGCTTTCTTCTCACTAGTAAAATCAACCACCCCACTAATTACACCACTATTCCCTCTACTTTCATTTGTAGATTCAAGGATAGCTACGTCATTAATTAATGGCTTAGAGTCAATCCCAGGTGTATTGTATTGATCACCCTCGATATTATTACTAATCCCTCCACCCATGTCAATCATGACACGAATAAGCTTTGCTCCGTTCTCTTTAATAACGTCGGAGATCTTGACTATCTTACCTAATCTTCCCATGGAAACAGCTCAAATGGAAGGGTTACAGAATCAATTGAAGGGATGACACCAGCTAATAAGCCTGGTAGTGTCAAGACCATACTGGTCACATCTTTATCAGAAGTCTTACTAAAGCTAACACTCTTTATCATAAAGTTATAAGGCTTGTAGATCATAGCATCTGGAGCTTCAATTTGAATAATACTATTAGGACTCCACAGGTCTCCATCTGGGTCTCTCCATCCAGTGACCTCGACATTATAGTTTATAACGTTAGCTAGCATTCTACCATACTCAGCGATGGCCGCAGTCTGAACCTGACCCTGTCTTGTGTCACTTAACGTGTAAGTCATTGGTCTAAAGCTGTTAGTGAACAGAGTTCCATGATTAATCACAGAGCTAGTTCCATCACCATCACCAGCATAATAATTACCCACAGCTGTTATGTGGGTGAACATGGATTGTGGTTTAAAGTCTTGAGCTATAGATATTAAAGGTGACTCACCTTGCTTTAAAATAGCAACGGGGTTACCATCCAGTGCACCAGTTTGAAGCAGCAGTTCACCATCATCAGTGTCAGAAAGTAGAACACCTCGTTCTTTAGCCAACCCACTAAGGAAAGAAAACACTTTTGATGAAACACCACAGGTTACTTCTTCGAATGCTGAGCCTACATCCACAGCTTGAACTACTGAGATTCCAAAAGGTTTACAAACTCTATCAGCGATTTGCTTTAAGTTTGGCTCTTCCAAAAATTGTAAAGGATAAACAGAAGGTGGTAAGGTGCAGTCTTGGAGAACTCCAGGTAAACTGTAACACGATACATTTAAAATTTTTGAATCTGGTGTGATGACTGGATCAATTTTCACCATCCTCCCTCTAAAGATTCTTGACCCACCTACGTATATACTGATCTGCTTGAAAGCTAAAGGTCTGAATATCTCTTTGAAGTCAATTATCTCAGCCTCGAAAGGTGTTGTGAATGTGGCTGTCTTAAACTTACCTACATCACTGGTGACATTAACAGTGGTCCACTCACGGAACTCTTTGTTATCGATTAAGATTGTAACCTGATTAGGCGTATCCCCTAAGTCAATTAATGGAGGGTCAGCTGTAAATGCTATAGGGCTATTAGGTAGCTCTGGTGTTAAAAGTATAGTAAAAGGAGTAGGTTGTGCTGGTTGCCCTGGGTTAGCTGATCTTAAAACATCAACTCTTTCCTCTGCACCATAAACTTTCCTGGCAATTATTTCCCAGGTTTCACCTATACGAACTGTGTAAACTGGATCAGACAAAGATTACAATCTCCTTACCAGCTGGAATATTTATAATCTCGGTCCCTGATAAGTTATTGGTGTTGATAAAGAAATCAAATTTGTCATCAGTAGTACCGTAATATTCAGCAACCACATCGTGAAGGGATCTCTCACAAGTTAGTATGATCCTACGCTCACTAACCAGTTCAAATGATAACTGGATTAGAAAACCAGCAGCTTCAGCCACCAAGTCTTGTAGTATTTGATATGAATCACCAGTGTCAATTTCAGACCCAGCTGTGGATGTCCCTAGTAAATTTTTGAAATTATCATCCCGCCAATCAGTCAAGTCATCAAATTGATTCAGCAGAGTCTCAGCAGCTTCTACAGCTTTTGTTCTGGTATCGAATGTGCTATTGATTGATGAAAGAACCATTCCACTAAGTTGAGATGAAGCTGATAGATCAGCTGTTCTAAATCCCAATAAGTTAGCATAAAGATTAACAGAGTCTTCAGCGTCTCTGGTTATCCTTCTAGCCATGTTTGTATATGTTGTAAGCTTTTCACCTATCAAAGCCACAGATCTAGCTGGAGCTTGAATTAAAGTAACAAGTTGGTCAGCTAATGTTAATGGGTCACCTAAGAATAAATCAAAGTTGTTATCGATCGATCGGTTGACTGCGTCGAATTGACGCTTGACAGAGTTAGTTGCACCAGCCACAATGTCAAGGTTGTTAGATACATCTTCTTTTAATGTTCCGAAAAAAGATTTAGCTTCTACCTTTTTTGTGATAGGGTTCTTATCCATCTCATCAGCAAAGTCTTCAGCAATAGCTGTGTTGAATGATGGCATCTTAGAGTTTATAGATGAGGTTGGTGATCTCCTATCACCTTGAAATATTATACCAATAGTTTGAAAGAATGTTACATCCACAAATACCTGGTTAGCTGCTGATTTTATATTATCTAAGCGAGTGATCTGACCAAAAGGGATCACACTATATCGTCCATACATGGGATGCTCAAGTAATCCTATACCAGATTTCTCTAACTCTTGTATGAAAACATCAGCAAAAGCGTTACAATCTGGGCCGTGGAATATACACCTTAAAGGAAACCTTCTGTGGGTGTGACCAGACTCTTGTACATAAGTTTCTTTACTGTCAGGGAACTCAAACACGGTTCCTTTCTTTGTGAAGTTATGGGAAACATCTTCAAATTGAAAGACTTGCCTCTCACCGCCAGCTGCAGTAAAAGCAGCTTCTCTAATTTCATCCTTCCAGGTCATTATTGAAATCCAGCAAACGGTTTGTCTGATGACTGATCAAGCTCAATCCCATCAGGCATCTTAGATCCTTTCTCAGGTACAGCAGTTGTGCCAGGTTCAGCTCTTAAAATAACAGTACCTGTTCCAGCAGGACTTTGAGCAGCTATAAATGGTACATGCTTTTTGCGATCCATTTCAGCTCTTTGTTCTGCTCCTGAATTTAAAAACCTCTGCTCTGCTGAACCAATCCTTGTGGATATATTCTCAGTAGTTGTAACTGGGTTTCCAAAAATGAACTCATTTCTAAACGCTTCCCTATTAGCAAGACTCTTTTTCTCAAAAGC